ACAAAAACATCATTATCAGCTGTATTTGCAGGCTTTATCTCAAGTATTTTGTTTTTAACATTTGCAACCTCTGACCCCGTAGGAATGGGATTTTCGTCATTATCTCTCATAAAATAAACAGTAACCTGTCCTAGCGCTGGCGTTACCTCTTGAACAAAAACCCTAGTAACACCTGCGACCTCTCTTGCCTTTTCGGTAATCGCCGCCACATTAAAATTGGCAACGGGGTTTTGTATGCGCTCAAGCATCCGAGAGCGTAGACTATCTTGGCTTTCCTGATCTGTGCCGCCGCCTATCGCCCCAAAATCTACCACTAACACATCATCAACGCCCACAATAGGGCTTTGCAAACGAAGCTGTGTTCCTGCGTCTATATTCGCGGCTGCGCCAAAAAAAACAGACTCAACAGCAATTCCCGCTATATCAAAAGACGCAACAGCGCTGGTTCCTATTTCATCTGGTGGCGTTCCTGATATTTGATATTGAAAGCTTGTGTCAGAAATAACAACAATCGACGCCGTGACGTTGTAAGCCGCATTTAACGCACCTGTGACCGTTACGCTAACACCATCGGCCAAACCATGACTTGAAGCAGTTGTGACCGTGACCGTTGCTCCTGAGCGTGTTATATCATCAATATTGATTGACTGACTGCTAATGATTCCTGTACTTGTGGTAAGAAAATCACCAATGCCCGTTACAGCCAGCGTTGTACCTATGGGTATGGTTGAGCCAGCCGTACCAGTAGCCACGGCTCGCCCGCTTGACTTTGTGGCCGCTTGCAATTGTTTGCCCCAAATTGCCGCCCATCGTGTTAAGTAATCGCCTATAGCCGTATCGGGAAAACTGTCTCTAATTGCAGCGCTTAGTTGTATATAAAAATCAAATATACGATTTGATGATGCTGTAACAATTGCGCCCAGCCAGCTATTTTTTAAAAATGGATTAGATTGCGCAAGCTCTCTCTGTACGTCTGCTTTTGATCTCGCGTCTATTTCTTGAGCGCTTTCCGGTATATCAATTGGCACGACCAGTATTCTCCCATAGTGTGAAAAACTTTCTATCGACTTTATCACGGCTGCGGCTTATTGTAATTTCAAGCTGCACTTTTCCTTTTGACAGTGTAGCGGTTACTCTATTAATTGAAACCGCAAAACCCTCATTAACAAGCCATTGCAGTGACTTTGCCGCCTCATCTTGTATTCTATTTAATACGTCTCTAGTTATGCGCTCTTGGCTGAATAACCATAATTTTGAACCGTTTTCAAAATCCGCCGTGTTACCTATCCAGCCACGGCGCAATTGAGGCTCGACCACTTCGTCGGGGCTTGCTCTTTTTTCGCCAAAAATTGAGTATAAAATTGACGTATCAAAAAAATCAGACGTTTCTATATCACCGCTTGAGTCAATAGATAAATCATAAAACTGGCTTAACGGGTCAATTTTTAAAACTGCATCATTTGTCATAAAACCCCGCTTATATCTTGTTCTGTGTTACCGTCTGAATCATTGGCCTGCGAATGCCTATGAGTGTCGCCCACGTCTTTACCGTTGTTTGTCATAGTGCCGTTAACCGTAAAATTACCGTCTATCGTAGTCTCTGGCGATTCAATGTTAAGGCTTTCACTGGCGGCTATATTTGCCTGCCTGCATATTACATTAATACTACCCTTTGCGTCTTCTGTTTGCCCTGTATCAATGTCTAAATCCCCATTTTTACGCCAAATAATAAAGCCTTTTGTAGGCGGGTGATAAAAAGCAACCTCTCCCTCTTCTAAGTCCGGTCTGTTTTTAGCATCCCAAGCTATCGCCGCTCTATTATCTGCATTGCCCTGTACCGACATCATAAGAGCCAAGCAATCAATAGGCGCGTTTCCATGTATGCCATAGGGATAAATAATCACACCGTCTGACGTTTTTCCTAAATATTCCATTTGCTGGGTAAAAAACTGCTGGCCGTTTTCACCGGCTTTTGTAATCCTTGCCCATCTTAGCAAATTACGAAACATTAGCAGCAACCTCAAATAATGGGTTTGCAGGTTCAAAAAGAGTATAAGCCTTTTGATCAACAAAGCTTAGCGCTGTGTTTTTTCCTTCACTGGCTGAATAGGTGAACGTGACAGAATTGCATAACATAGGCTCAATTTTGCCCACAAAATCATCGACTACTCTATAAATTCTGTTAACTTGCCACAACTCCCCGTTTTCACCATCCACTGAAAAGCTAGGCACTACAGCGCTATAAAGCAAGCCTCTCGCTTTTCGTATGTCGGCCTCCCATTTTGCCCGATCTTTACATGGCGTATCAGAAAAGGGAGACTCTGCAATAATAACCAATTGCCTGCCCTGCCTGACTTCGCCATCAAAGACCCCGCCGCCCTGATTGACTAATGACGCGAGGCCAGTATCACCAGCCAAATTCAAGGCGACAGGATTTAGACCAGACGATATTTTATAAGCGTTATACCGTCCGGTTGTGTCATAGCTAAAATTGCTTGATATGACATTGTTATCAGTTGAATTAATTAAGTGCTGCACAGCTCCCGTTGCGGTTTTTCCAGAATTGGCGGCTATCACTATGTCGCCGTTACCGTTTGAAGTTAATAATACGTTTCTTTTTCTTGAATACTTTTCAAGAAATTGAAAAGCGTTATCCGCTGGCTCAGGAGAGGCTATATCTTCTGCTGCGTTAAAAGGCGCTGGGCTAACTTCATCAATAACATTAATATCTAACCCTAATGACTTTATAACACTCTGAATCAGCGCTTTTAATGTTAATTCGTCGCCTCTTATATCGTCAATTTTATCAATTGAGCTATCTAATAAATCCGCCGTTTTGTCTCTGCCTGATATATTAATGGTATGGCTTTGACCGTCATACGAAACATTTATGACCTCAATAAATCCAGTTAAAACCACTTCGCCATTAACAATTACCTTGCATCCTTCGCCGCCCTTGAACGGCAACGGCTCACCGTTTGGCGCTACTGCTTCAAAGCTAAACTGATTGCATAAAGCATCTAAGCGTATCTCACACGATGCCGCCGTAAAATTACTGTATTCGATGCCGTTAACTTCTAAATTCACTTGGTTATCACTTCTATTCTGCCCTCAATAAAAGAGGCGTCACTAATATTATTCAGATCAACAATTGTTTGCCCTTCCTGATCGTTACCGTAATAATCAAACCCTAGAAGTCTTGCCGTGGTCGGGGTTGTTTCAACTGATATAATTTGACTGGTATTTATGCGTATATCATCCAGCGCTTTTAAAACCACAACACGCATTTCTGTTATGCTGTCTTTCACTATTTGCGATCCGTCTATAATGTTTGCCCCGCTTGCGGTTTTTGCACTTTCTCCACCTATGGATTGCACTAAATCATATTGATTGTCTAGCTCATTGGTTAGCGTATCTATCTCTCTGGTTGTCTTAAAATCAATCCTTGTTATAGCGAGATACGCATAGCTTAATGACGATGCGGCTACGGCAAGGTTTAAAACATCATTGTTGTTTTTCCTTTCAATGCGCCCCGCTGTATCTTGTTTTATTTCTTCGTCATCATCACCAAAACCAAAAAAACCAATAAATGTATCGAAGGTTGCGCCTGCGCTTTGATAAAGCCCGTTAACGCTATCAAATAGCCCCGTAATAGAGCTTGCAAGCTGCAATGGTTGCGTTACTAGGCTGTTTACATTTGCCGACAATTCGCCTATTTGAGCGCTGTATTCATTTAGTGTTTGCGCCGTTTCACCTATAAATGATGTTGCTTGATTCGCTTGGTCTATAATAGCGTTTGCTTTGTCAATCGCTGCCGTAAAATTTCCTGTAAAGCTTTGCGTAATGTTAAAGCTGTCGGCAATATTGGCTTGTACGGATTCTATAACATTGGTGTTTAGCGTAAAAACCTCTGTTATGAAATTCCCTGAACTTTGCGGTATACCTGTATTGTCGTTAACTTCAAAATTGACGGTTATCGTACTATCGCCAAACGCCGAAAAGTTTTCATTAAGGCTATAACTAACAGCAACCACGCTATCTATACGGCCATAAAGTGGATGTATTAACTCGCTAGGCTCTTTACTTTCAAGCGCTTTTAATAATTTATCTCTATAAGAAAAATAATTTTCTGATACTTGATCATATTTTTTATCAGACACAATAATGTCAAGCGTGTATTTTCTGGGCATTAGCCCCAAGTCTTCGACGTTTTGCGTGTCTTTATTCGG